TCGAGCCGTCCGCAAATTTGATGCCGTGAATATTCTGTCCATTAAAAGAGGGCTTATCCTTGGCATTATACGTAGTGCCTAAGATGTAGCCCTGGGACAAATTATTATCTTGTGGTAGGAATAAACACAATACCTGTTCGCCAACACCTGGCATCCAGTAATGTTTATTATCTTGTGATCCATGGGAAAGTACTTCGAGTGGATACGATACTAAATCGTCACGGTCCGGGAATGTTACCCTCGCCGTCATAGTTGAAGGGTCCGTGCTAGATACGATGCCGTCACGAATTAAATTTTTTAACGCCACACTAATATCCATCTAAGCACCTCCTTATATCTAGGCTTTGTGTATATCCGCCCCCTACCTTATGGGAGCATTTGCTAATGATATACTTGCCGTCGAATTTACCGAATCCTTTTAAATTGATTGTGGCTGATGCGGACAGCACGATATGGCCAAGCATAGCAACAGAACCGGTGATTTCATTCTTGTTCTTCTCGCGTAGTTTTTTCTTGGCCAAACGTTCGGCTTCCGCCTGTGTTTCACAGCTCTGGTTAACTTGTAATATCTTGCCTTGCGTTTTGTGAGGGTCCTTGAACGTATATTCAATAGTACTCTTTTGCTTAGTGCTCTTATGCTTCACGTGACAGCCCCAATACACATCCTTTAATGACGTCTTTAAAGAATAGCTACCTTGATAAGGAATGACTTCCCCAAGCTCCTTAATTTGTTCTTCTGTAAGGTCTGTAGGCATTGGCCCCTTAATTAGCGTTGCGACTACTTTTTCTGTTTCGAACTTTGTTTCATCAAAAATAATCACTTGCTTGTCTGAAACCTTTAACGCCAGACCGTTATCCTTACAAACTTTCATCAAGAATTCTAAATCAGATTGGTCCGACTGCTCGACTCTATCTAATTTGATTGTTTCGGGTGTATCATAAAACAATTCAAGCCCAGCACCTTTTGCAAGCTCCTCCGCAACAGCTTTTAGAGTTGTCTTCTCCCAAGACTTACTCTTTAATTCCCCTCTCAACTTGGATTCATCTGGAACACTAACAGCCCCTATGGTGACCTCGTGCGGTGGGTTTTTACAAGTAATTTCATCAATTTCAAACTGCCCGCATTTCATTTCTATCTCGTCCCCGAGTTCATTCCAGTTATGGAATACGATTGATGCGGTTAACTTCGCCCCTTTTTCAGGAAACCAGTCGGACATCCAAAGCTCTTCTATATCATGTAGTGTGATTGATATATCATCAGCTTCTCCGGACATTACATCGTTAAAGCTGAAATCCTTTAAATACGGAACCAGGTCTTGTGTGATGTCCTTTTGGTCATACTGCAGTTTGACAGTAACATAGCGCAAATTACTAGGCATAACTTACACGTCCTTTCCGATTTTGGATTTCAGCAAGTCTTGCTTCTAGGTCATCCATCGCTCCGCCCACAGCACTTTTAATTTGTTGTACAGCACTTGCATCCGCATTACCATTAATAGTGATGTTGATTGGTGCTGATACTGATACTGCAGAGTTGCCTTCACCAGGGAAAAGCCCCATCATAGCACCAGTTTGACGCCATAAGGATTCGGCTCTAGGTGTACCATTGATAGGAATGGCAGCTTCATCAGATTCTTCGGCAAACGTAGTAAGGAACGCCCCTTTGCCATAAATACCGCCTTTTGCATTATGCTGTACGGATTGTCCATTGGCCGTTGCCGTGCCTTCTACTCTTGCTTGAATTGGTTTACTAAAAATGGATCTAACCCATTCCCATTTTTCACTAATCCAATCAAACAGACCTCCGAGTTTACTCATAACCCAGTCATAGAATTGGCCGAGCGCTGCTTTAGGGTCTTCCCATAATAGAGTGAACCAGGCTTTCACTTGGTCCCAGTTGGCAATTAACCCCATCGCTGCATAAATCAGCCATCCTATAGGACCGGCCATGAACGCGATAATGGCAGCTGTAGGGGATTCCCACATCGATGTGCAGAAGTCGGACACAATTTCAAAATGAGTAACTAACCACGCCAACACGCCAATTAATGCTGCAATAGCTAATATCACCAATCCTATCGGATTAGCACTCATCGCCGCATTTAACAACCATTGCGCCGACGTGGCCGCATAGGTCGCAACTGTGCCTGCTATCATCGCTGCTTTATGGACGCCTGATGCAATCACATTGCGCATAGTTGCCACACGTTCCGATTCCATCATAAGCCGATAAGCCGCATGTGCTGCCGTTACGCTGAAGTAAATTGCTTTCACTGCTTTATAGGCAATTACCATGCCCGCTACTGCAACGCTTGTTTTGATAATAGCTTCGGTAAGTTCGGGGTGCTCACTTGCTACTTTTGATACATACGCAGCTTCATTTGCTAATGAATCACCCAATTCTGCAAGGGTAGGCAACATCGTACTTCCTATAGAAATTGCCACTGACTCAGTCGCGGACTGTAATCGTGTCATAGCGCCCCGTGCATTATTTTGCATTGTTTCAGCCATAGTAGCAGCTGCGCCGTCACTGTTTTCAAGTTCTTTCGTCAAATTATCCAACGCATCCGGTCCTTGATCAATTACAGCCACCCAAGCTGATGCAGCGTTGGTTCCGAAGATAGTCGCAAGGGTAGCAAGTTTTTGCTCCTTGCTCATGTCCTTGGTCTTATCAGCTAAGTCGCGAACAATTGCGCTCATCTTGCGTGGTCCATTGGTATCATTCATAGCAATACCCAGGCTGTCTAATGCGGCTTTGGCTTCTTCTTGTTGCGCTGTGGCTTCGCTTAATGAAAGCCCCATTTCCTCTATCGCTTTAGTCGATTTTGAGGAAGTTCCTGCCAAACGCAAGAACCCTGAACGTAAGGCTGTGCCCGCAGCGGATGCCTTGATACCACTATTGGCCATAAGCCCAGTAAGTGCTGCCGTTTCTTCTAAACTTGCGCCAAAGGCATGTGCCACTGGTGCGGCGTACTTCATTGTTTCACCCAACATTTCAACGGTTGTATTCGTGCTAGTTGTAGTTTTAGCAAATACGTCCGCCATATGGCCTGCGTGTTCTGCGCTTAGGCCAAAGGCAGTAAGGTCATCAGATACGATATCCGCAGTACGTGCCAAATCCGTATTACTAGCTGCAGCTAAGTTCAAAAGCCCAGGCATACCTGCCATGATTTGTTGAGAATTCCAACCGGCCATGCCTAGATATGTCATGGCTTCGCCCGCTTGTGTTGCAGAGAACATTGTTTTCTCGCCGAGTTCTCGAGCCGTGGCTGTCAATTGTTGCATTGCCTTATCATCAGATACGGTGATTGCCTTTACCTTGGACATCACTGCTTCAAAGTCTGCTGCTTTAGATAGCATTCCAACGAGTGGAGCGGCCATTACTGCGGTAGTGGCCATAGTGCTACCTAAATCACTACGAGCACTTTTAGCATTAGCATCTGCAGCAATTTTATTTTGCATAGCTTTTCTAAGTTTAGCGTCTTTAGCTGCCGTTTGGTCTAAGGCCTTGCCAACCTTCTCTGTTGCATTGCGGTAAGAGTCCAGGGAGATAACGCCTTGCTTTAACGCCGAATCCAAAGCTCTTTGTTGCGCTTTCAGCTCGGTCATTTTAGAGCCGTATTGCGTCAACGTGCCCTTGGCTTGCTGCATCGAGGTTTTAAATCCTTGCGCTAAGGCGCCGTTTATAGCAAAAGCTATCTCAAATACTTTACCCGCCATAGTTCCTCCTTTCTTTTAAATTTGCGTACGCAAAAAGCGCTTGATGGATTAGTCCTCTTCTTCCCTCAAGCGCTTTTCATCTTCAAGAACAAATTCTAAATCGTCTATCCAATCTGCTATTTCAGCGATTGGGGTAGACATCCAAAAGTCTATGCCTCCACATTCTCTAAGGCGGATGGCAATTCTTCGGCATTGTTGTCCGGGAGAAGTCCCATTTTCTCTACCGAACCACGCAATAAAAAAACGCTTACCTCTGCGCACATTTCAGTGAATTCAGAGATTGGCATTGTCATTAATACCTTTGCGCTTTCCTTTAACGCTATGGCGGCAACTTCTGCTTGAAATCGTTTAGAAAATGTAACATCTGGGGTCATATCGCCTTCACGGCGGACACGGAGTTCCGCCTTTGTGAAGTCAAACCCAGTTAAATTGTTTAAGCCGTCAATTAGTTTTTCGCGATCATATGTAGCCATTATTTACCCAATGCCTCCCTTACGGATGCTAAGTAATCAACACCATTGATTACACAAACATAGTTGAATTTATCAATTTCAGTACGAGTTTTACCACCGACAGTCATTTTGAAATATACAATTTCAAACTCTGTAGAGGTATCGGTTTTACTTGCCTGTTCAAATTTGCCAAGACCGATTTTCTTAGGCATGACTTTGGCATATACGCTAACTGCTTCCGGTACCAATTCACCTTTTGCAGAATCATATAATTGTTGCGCACCACGAATTTCGATATCATGTACCTTTTGACTAGCAAGGTCGGTCACATCTTTATCAATGGTATTCCATTTAATGGACATGTTCATTGCCTTAGTTTGACCAAGTACACCCAAATCAACTTCGCCGGCAATGCCTGCGCCCTTGATGGTATCGCTGATAAATTCGATATCAGGTAAGGTTACATCGGCGTAACCATATAATTCTCTGCCAGAGCTAAAAATGGCAAAGTCAATCAACTTATCTCTATGTTTAGCCATGAGTTACCTCCCTCTTAATTAAATAATGTGCTCATGTAAGACGAATCATATTCTTGGATGAAATCAACTTCACGAGCCGGTGTTGGCACACCTAAATATACATGGAATCGATAAATTCCGTTCAACAAATCTGTTATTGGGTTTTCAGATTCCAAAAATTCAACACGGGCGCCAAGAAGTGCGCCAGATGCTACGTGGCCATTTAACCATGCATTGGCACTATTCACTACGTTATTAATTAAACGCTTGTTCCCTGGGTCGTCAATTTTAGACCAGAAAGAAGTAATGAGCGTATTGGATACCCAGTTAAACATACGACGTACTGGGATAAAGGAATCCTTAACATCTGTATTAGATGGATAAGCCGTTGTACGATTGCCCCAAGCTCTCCAGCCACCGATGAAATTAAGAGCAGTCACGACGCCTTGGCCGTTCAAGTATGCTGCTTCATCTGGGCCTAAGTAGATTTCAGTACCGTCTTTCAACACAGCACTATCCGCTTGCAAGGACTCATTAGATGGAGACTTGTAAGGGATATCGTCATACTTAGCATCTGTCTTAGCCATAAGACCTGCGAGTTGTGTGGATAAATGGAATTGACGATTGGCTAATGCTACTTTTGGCCAACATAAGATTTGACGTTCATCGACGTAGTTCTTTTTATTTTTCCATTCGCTAACTGCAGTTGCTTTTTTAATTTCATCCGTAGGTGCATCGCACAAGGACATAGCTTGGAACATACCATTAATAGTAGTTTCTTTTGCTTTCATAACTGCTGCTACAAGCGTGTTATGAGACCAGCCCGGCGCCAATAAGTTACCAGGGATTAAGCCAAAGCGAGGGAATACTTCATTAATAAGTTCCAAACCTTTACGCTTGCCTTCAGTATCCACACCGCCGACGATATCATCTGCGGTTACCATAGATGGATCTACGTAATCATAAGTTACCCAAACAGATGTTGCGATATTAAGTGCCCCTGTAGATACAATCCCAATAAGCAATTTACCTTCATCGTTAAAGGTCGCAGTGTAATCAACATTGATAGTTGATGCCACTCCGCCATTGGTAGCCGATACCTTTAACGTATTGAGTAATACAGGGTCTTCAATTGTTACGACTTTATCCTGAATTTGTTTTTGCGTGGATGCCAAAGTCTTCTTATGTTTCTTCGGATCAAGAACATTGATAAAAACTACTGGCGCCATTCCAAATAAAGAGAATTGGGAATACATAGCTTCGCACAACGTGTATTTATCCCATTCTTTAGAGTAGCCCAATTGAGTAGTGGCAGATGCATAGTTGTAACACAATACGGCTTTATTAGCTTCCGCTGGGTCCGTGGCCAAATGCACAGGGGCGGTGCCGACATAAACCGGTAAGGCCGCCGTAGCTTCTGTCATAGAAATAAGAGAAGTAGGGACCTCTCTTGTATAAATTCCGTGTCTATAGTTTCCCACTATCTACGACCTCCTTTTTTAAATTCAAGGTAAGCGGTGTTCATTGCCGTACCTTCTGTTGCTAATTCTTGTTGTGCTTCTGCAATCTTATTGATTGGCACAAACAACAAGCGTAGCATTGCTTTATCTTCACCTACCGTGGCTGGAATGCCGTCAATATAAACGGTACCTGTGGAAAGACCTAATTCAGCACTATTAGGTCCTAAGTAGATTACTTGTTTAGCATCATTAGATGTAACTGTTTTTTCCGCAGTCTCAATTGCTTCATTTACAACTTCAACTGGTGCATCAGCTTTTGCCATTAAATAATCATCTCCTCTCGTATTTGTTCGATATCATATTTAACTGTCATAAATCCCTCCCAATACGGATAGGCTTGATCCGGAGGGATGTCGGTATCAATTCCGTGTTTATCATCCAACACTAAACGGTATCGCTTAGCAATAACAGGATGGGCCAGTAATGCTTGCCGTGTGGTTTCTAAGAAATTAGTAATCTCCATCCAGCCCTTTTCCACGTCCTCGGAGTACACGCCATGGATTAGAAATAATTGGACAGTTGACCCCTGCAAGGTATCCTCAATCTTATTAATGCGAATAACAAGATGTGGATATTGGTCCTCCTTGGATGATTCTTTCATTTTTAAAAATCCAGGTACAACTAATAAAGGGTTCCCCTTTACTTGTGCATCGTCGCTAAAATAGTTAGCATGCACTTGTTTTAGGAACGCCCCCAAATCGGTTGCTAATTGCGTAGGTGTCATCGATTACCCTCCTATTAATGTGTCAAGTGCGAGTTCCATTTGCTTTTGCAATTCCTGCTCTGCTTTATTCCCAACAAAAGCGGATATCTTGGCATCACCCAATATGCTTGGTACCGAAGGGCCGTGAAATTGCCCTATCGGATACCTGTCTGCACCCTTACGATACATCGCCCCGATATGTCCACTCCTCATACGAGCAATAAAAGCATTAGGGATTGGCCCTCCGCCACCATTCCGCATTACTTGTGCTTTGACTATACGCCCTCTCCGTTTGGGCGGACTTTTTGGCGTAACTCTGAATTTAGTAAGGGCTATTGGTCTACCTTTTGAACGAATAAAGGCAGATAAAGTCGTCCCCGCCTTATCCACCTTTATGGTTTTATTAATATTCGATTTAGTAACTAAGTATTCTTCGTTAACACGATCAACTGTAGCCTTTTTGATTTTAGGTAACGCTTTGTTGATAGCTTTTGCGGTAGTCTTCGGAGTGCCGACAACTAATGCATCTATCTTAGCTAGCCCATTTTTAAGCCCTTTTATGTCAATAGTTACACTCACGAGTTATTCCCCCTAAGGACAATATTTAGCATGCCCATGTCATCTTCACATGATTGGACCAACATAATGCGACCGTTGAAGCGAAAGATTTGATTGTACTCCGGCACCTCAGGTAAATCCCGCTTGGCCACGTGTACTATAATCGTATCGTAAATCAACCCGTCAATGTCCTGGCCCATGATTTCGACATGCTGCTTATCGGTAAGACCTTCCGCCACTGCATAGCACTGCGTGCCATTTAGATTATGTACTTCGGCAAATTCATTGGAATTGATAAACACCTTTTCAATGTCATTTTGCGCAAAGTCCTTAAATCCCATGATTATTCACCTAAGATATTGATGAGTTCTTCACGAGTAGCATTTTCCGGGACATCCAATTGTTCAGCAGATGCCATTACGCGAAGTGCGTCATCGGATAAGAGTTCCAAGTTGACGTCCGCATCAGAAGCAAGGATATCGGAAATCATATCCGCCTTTGTGGCTTTGCTTGCAAAATCAAGTCCAATAGATTTACCATAATCGGCGATATCCGCATTTGTCATAACGCCAAGAGCTTCAGCAAAAGAGTCTTCTGCATTGTTTTTATCATCACCAACTACAACCGCAGCGCCTAAACGAATTAGGCGCTGTTCTTCATCTGCAGTTAAATCGGAGATAACATCACCGGGATTATATACATAATCACCGGTATTAATCGCGTGCTTAGCTTGTACAGGCATTAGTCTTACCTCCTTTCAATTACAATACGTCCGCTACGAAGTAGGAATCTACATCAAATGGAACGTAAATAGGGCGAGATTGTAATTCTAAAAATACCGCATCTGGGTCACGATTAACCAATCGACGTAATACATATTCGCCTTCATAGGTTACAAAGTCCATACCTTCACCAGGGATGATTGTATTCGCGCCATACAATTTAGTGAATTTGGCCATATCAGAAGCTACCAACAATTTACCGGTAGGTACCATTTCCTTTTCTTGGCCGTCTGTTGGATCAACATAGTAATTATCATAAGTAAACACATTACATTGAATTTGACCGCCCATGAAGCCAACATACACAGCACCTTCCGCCATTTGTTCGAATTGCAAAAGCCCCATTTCTGTACGACGATTATCAAATAATGCCAAGATTTTTTTATCAGAAAGCATTACTTCTAATGTTTCAGAATTCATGACCAACGTATTTGGATTAAAGCCGGATGCTTTCAAGCATTTCTTTTTCCATTTAATAATATTGGCCACGATTTCTGCTGCAGATTGGCCCCAACGCGCAGTACCAGATAATGTTTCTTTATTTGTAAAATTAAAGTCTACAACGTCATCAATGCCTTCGCCTTTGATGTGAGCCTGACCATTGAGTAATACGTCTGCCGCCATAACTTCTTGAGAACGTACTAAGTTATCCTTTAATTCTTGTGTATCTTGCGCCAAGAGTTGGATAGCACGTTCTTCAGGAGTCACAGTACCTGCAAATGGCTGTTCACCAGCTAAACGAACCTTGATATCATTTTCTGTGATAGGGCGTTTTTCTTTCTTTTGCGCAGGTTTATACGTTGTTGTAGTCATGCCTGTGCGTTGAGATAAAGGTGCTGTAGAGTTAGGTGCCACCCAAGGTGTAATAGTACGGCGACCTTTTACAATGTCAAATGAAACTGTTTCTGTTAAGAATGTTTTTGTATCTTTGAAAAATAAGTCTTTCAAAAAAGATGGCACATCGGGAGTACGACGAACCACCGCAGCAAGTGTTTTTGGTGCGTAAATATTATCCATGTATCCTCCTTATTAACGGAAATAAATATTGCGGGCTTCAGCTTTCGCTGTGAAGTCTTCCGCTTTTTTACCAGATTTGAATACTAAATTAGCTGTAGCAAATTCACCGGTTACGGCAATTTCTGCAACTACATCACCTTTTGTAGCGTCAATATCCGCTAATGCTACACCGTATACATCTGTATCCGCACGTTTAGCTTTTTTAGTTGTAGCTTCAAATTCTAATACTGTGCCCGCAGTAATTACTGCGGCGTCTTGGCCAATTGTTACTTTTTTTGTAACGACTGGCATTTGCGTGCCAGCGATTAGAGGTTTATACTCTAATTTTTGTTCTTCCACGTATGGCATATTGTCTGCCCTCCTTATTTCTTATTGCGTGCTTTCATTACACGATCAACAATTTGCATTGTTTTTTCAGAATCATCGATATCCTCGTCAAGCACTTGACCAGGGACCGTGTCAACTTGATTAGATGCATTGTTAGCATCTTGCATTAGTTGTTGTAAATGATTAGTTGGTTGTTCAGGCTGTGGCATATTGAGTAATTCAACAGCTACATCTTGAACAGTAGCGTATGTTTCGTATTTAGCGCGATTGATGACTTCAGCTCGTGCTTCATTATTAATCCCATCAAGGGCTTGTAAACGTGCACGTTCAGCAGCAACACCTGCATTAAATACTTCATCATATACTTCCGCATAATCTGTACGTAACAATTCAGCAGTTACTTCCATTGGCTCCTCTCCTTTCTCTTCATATTTATCAACAGGCAACCCTTTGAGTACATCCATACTCATTGGTAAGCCATTGACAATTAAGTCAGTGCCTTTACGGCATGCAACCATTTGCAAGGATTCATCTACACTTGTGCAGAACCCTTTTTCCAATGCCTCTCTTGCTGTTAACCAAGTTTCGTCATCCATCATGGTTGCGATTTCTTCACGAGTTAACCCTGTGCGGGCTTCGTAAATATCGATAAGGTTTTCTTTTGTTTTACGTAATGATTCTGCGGCTTTCTCAAAATCATCTGCTTCACCAAATGCATATGAGCTTGGATTGTGAATCATCATTTCACTACCCAGAGCCATATGAATTTCATCGCCAGCCATTGAAATAATAGAGGCAATAGATGCCGCTAGGCCCTCGATAATAACAGATTTCTTATTTTGTAAAGCTCGCAATCGGTTGTAGATTGTAACGCCCGCCGATACTTCGCCGCCTACAGAGTTAACATGTAGAACGATGTTTTGCGATGGATCCAACCCTTGGAGTTGTGATAGTACGTTTGAAACGCCAGTATCTTCACCCCAATAGTCGGTTCCGTTCACGACTACGCCATAAATATCGACGTCAATCGTCTCCGCTTCCTGAATCAGATTTAGCGGAGTTCGAATTTTGAACTGAAATTTGTTGTCCTTGTTCATTCAACAAGCCTCCTTCATCCATAGATTGGTGTTCACGAATACGTTGTGGTAAGATTTCATTTTCATAATCCATGCCCGTAAGCTCTGCCGCTTCCTTAGCACGAGTACTAAATGCATTCTTAACACGAATTTCTGCTGCAGTAGCTTCCTTCTGCGGGTCTAATTGACCTTGAGAAGGTCCGTACCACTCAGCGCCTAGCCACGCCTCTCGGATGATTGGATCATCGAAGAAACCTGGCGCGTCAATGCGACCTAATAGAATGGCCATCGTAAGCCACTCTTCGTAAATAGGATTGCAAAATTGAGTAATAAATTCGGCGCGTTGCGTTTCAACAGACTTCCAATATTCGAGTAATGCCGCTCTTGATGCGGAGTAACTTTGTCCAAAGTGCTTAACTAAAATCTCATATGGAATTTCTAGCGCCGCACCTACGTGGCTAATAAGAGAAGACGTAAAATCTGCAAAGCTCGTTGGTATTGGCGTTTTTTCGGCTACATTCACTTTTTCACCTGGCGCCAATACGTTAACTGTGCCATTGCCTAATTCGATTGTTTCGTCGTTTTCAGCATCCACTTGATCGTCTTCGTCAATCGCAGTCCCTAGCGACATGTCGTCCGGTGCTTCCGATTCAATGAAGATTGCCATCAAGGCATTAACTAATACCTTCATAACTTCCGCATCATTGTACCGGCTAAGTACTTTCAAGTCCTCAATTACCGGAGACAATATAGGGATGCCACGCAACTGGCCGCTTCGCTCAATCGTCATAACCTGAATAATATTCCGTCGTCCAGTTTGTGTGCCATACTTCGGAATATATGTGTAATCATGATCACCGTTAAATGAGTTATACAACTTATTTAATACGTAGAATCCAACGGCTGCGCCATATTTATTGAACTTAACCCCATGAATGACATCGTTATTCTCATCTTCTTCACGCCCTATATATTTAGGCGGAGAAGCCACAAGAATCGATTCAACAATCTGCAATCGCAACGGGTAAGGATTCTTATCCGTTTGATTAAGCAATAACGGTAAATTTACAAATGAATCACCGTATAATAGCTTTTCATAATACACTAAAGCCTGAATTCCGTAGAAATCGGTCTGTTCTCGTGCATCGCAGTGCTTCGCCCACATCGCAAACTCTCGTTCGGTCTTACGCTCCCACGCGTTCTTTTCTTCGAACGTTAGCCCCAACTCCTCGTAGCGGATATTGGCCTTAAATCGTAGGCCCGGACCAATAACATTGGTTTTATTCGTCTTCAGTGCGCCAGCTGCAATCGGTGTACCTTGTTGTAGGTCTACAGACCGTGCCCGTAGCATCCTAAAGTTAGCGTCGATATCATGCCTTGCATCTTGAGAGTTAACCAGGTATCCTTTTGCGCTAGACTTAAAGCTATTAGCGCCATGATTAGAATAGCCAGAGTTTGTTTTACTCCCGGAATACTGCGTTGCTTTATACCTGCCCGCGGCGGTTTTCATAAACTGCTTCTTACGTTTACTCATATATCACGCGGAATGACACGATAGGCACGGCGTCGAGGTCTATTCTCGAGCCTTGCTACTTCATTACGCCAAAAGTTGATGCGGTCTTTCACCTCTTGCACGTTCGCACGAGTTAACCTGCGATTACCAATGGTGTATTCTTTGCCTGTTGCCAGCGCTAAATCTGCTTCTAGCCACGCCTGTAAGTGCTCTTTTGCCTCATATATTGTCCATTCTGCCATCCTTTCACCTCCTTTCACGCATTAAAAAAGCGCCCATGTTGAGCGCTTAGACTTGTGCCATGCATAGATTGGAACATCATGCTTATTAAAGCCTGTGTTTCCACATCCGTGTGGCACAATATCTCCATATGTTTGATGTCATGAGCTGATATATTTAGGCCTTGCCTATATTTATATAAAAATTCTGGCATTGCCTTTTCTATCATTAAAAATAAATAATAAGGGATTGCGCTTCGTGGTTGAATCACTACATATTTAGCATCAACCTGTTGCGCGGTATCTAAATATAGTAATTCACCTTTGCTCGCAGATACTTGCAAGCAAATACACCCTTCCGTATATATTTGATTCTTTTTAGGCCTACCTAATATATCTGCAACTTCCGTAATTTTAACTCTTTTGTAATTTCTTAACATTACACGAACATCTTTTGAAGTAAATACTTTTTAACATCTTCTATTTTTTTATCACGGCTTCTTGCTCCTCGACTGTACACGCGCTATCAGAAGATACCAAAAATTCTGTAAATTCTTTTACAAATTCATCGTGCTCTTTCTGTGCGTCCGGATCCGTACAAACTAATTGCTTTAACATCTCCGCAATTTCTAAGCCCAATGTCCGACTTTCTCGATTAATTTCGTTTAAGTCTTTAGCGAGCTGTACCGCATCTGGTATTTCTTCAGGTTCAAAGCTGTCAATGTAGCGAGGAATATTCAGATTATAGTCATTAGCTAAAATAGTAGACACGCTAATGTTACTAGAATATCGCTCTATTTCTGCTCTGTCCTTGTACGCTTTAATGACTTTTTCCACCTGTTCGGTGGTCATTATATTTTTATTTTTGTTCTTAACAAAATCTTTTTGCGCATCGATAAATAATATATCCGTGTGAGTTCGATTTTTCTTAAATACCAATATACACACAGGAATCCCTGTATTCGTAAACAGATTAGAAGGCAGTCCGATGACCGCATCAAGTAGATTATCCTCAATCAGCTTACGTCGTATATCGCCCTCTGCTTGCCCTCTGAATAATACGCCATGTGGCAATATAAAGGCCGCTGTACCTGTCGCGTTTAACGAATGAATCCCATCGAGTATAAAAGCAAAATCGGCTTTACTCTTTGGTGCCAACTTATAACCTTCAAAACGTGCATCCATTTGTGGAACCCAAGATTGACTATATGGCGGATTGCTAATCACGGTATCCTTTTTTTTACTTCCAAGCATTTCTACTTTAGCTACTTGGCCAAAGCCAGATGCTGCGGATTCCACTTTATAGTACGCAAGCTCTTCACCAGTAAGAACGTTCTTCTCTACTACTTCCGCATCTATATTAGCTATTAACAGATTAAGCATCATAAAAGCTATCGCATTTTTTGAATACTCTTCAAGCCTTAGTGTCACGGTATTATCTGCCTTAAATTTGGCTAAGGACAACCCGCCAATCCCTGCGCACACGTCGCGAACATCACCGCCAGGGGTAATACCTCCAATTATATCTAGCACGCATTGTGGCGTGTAATCTTGCATATAATTTTTTCTATCCGCGCTATGTTCTTCAAATTCAGCAAGTAGGGCCTCATACGAATAGTAAGGCTGTATCGCCTTCAAAAGTACCGAACATGTATTCGAATCTAGCAACGCCTTTGTTAGAGCGGTAGGTATTTCGTGTACTTCACGAATATTTAATTCTTCCATAATCCTTTGTAGGATTGTCATAATCGTATTCCTCCTCCTCTAACGCGTCGTCTCGTTCGTTTTTTCGGTGACTCGCCCGCT